AAAAGTAAAAGAGGACCGCACGCATTGGACCTACGAGGATAAACAACAAAATAGTGTGTGGCCAGAGCTAGAGGCTGTGCTTAAAGGAACTTTTACCCGCGACAGCGACGGCACTACGCTGCCCATTGGCATTACAGGGCTAGACACAGGGCATTTTACCACTTACTCGTACAATTTTATAGACAAGGTAAAGCGACACATCCAAATCCGCGCCCTCAAAGGGGATAAAGAGGACCAGTACATAAGGCTCGATGCCAACAACCAGCGTTTTAAGCTAGGGATGGAGCGTGGCGACTTGTACATCCTTAAGGTGGGGCTGTTTAAAGATACGATTGCGGCCAATATGCAACTGCGCTGGGATAAAGACAGTGGACAAGAGCAACCGAGCGGTTTTATGAATTTCCCAGAGCCAAGCAAAGGCCTCTACGACTACGACAAGTATTTTAAACATTACGAGGCCGAGCACCGCACGATGGTAACCAACAAAGAGGGTACTGGTGCTGCTAGCCGCTGGGTAAAAAAGACGAGCAATCTGCAAAACCACCATTGGGATGTGATGGTGTACAATGTGGCGATCAAAGAAATATTGACTGCCGAATTTGGCAAGCATCTTAAACTAAAACCTTTTGTGTGGAACGACCTTTGCGCGTATCTGCTAGGCACAAGAGAAGTTAATACTGAAAATTAAATTTTAAACTTAAAAAAAATAGATTTTATGAATAAGCAAGAGCTCATTGACGCAGGTTTGCAAGAAGGCAAAAAGTCCTTTAATTTGTTAGTGCAAGAAATATACGAGAGTTTTAATTGGCAAAACGTCCATAAGGCGATGATGGCCACAAATTGGTGTTGGTCTCTAGGTAAAGCTGAAGATGGAACGCACTTGATGGGTGTGCCCAATATTGAAACTATAAAAACAACGGCCTATAAAAGGTTAAAACACGCATACGAAACAGGCGAGCAGGTTTCTTCAGGCGGCTTGTCTGCTGGATGGGATGGCGAGGATTTGTTTTTAGTGTTCACTTTTGAGGAAACGTCGGTAAGCGGTTACATCCTCTAAAAAAATACTTTCCCCTTTCTGTCCACGTTTGGTGGACAAAATTTGAAAGAGCCTTTGAAAGAGTGAAATTTTGGGATTCTAAGAGGATTCTCAAAACAAAACTTTCAATACAATGGCCATTTCAGATGCCGTAGGGCTCGAACTCAAAAGCAAGGTGGTAGGCTACAAGATAGTCGGCACCAACTTTAACAACAGCACACCCAACCTGCCGCAGCGCATCGCCTTGCTGGCAGAGGCCAACACACCCAACCAAAGCGGACTGAGCACTGCTGGTGTACAAGTGACATCGGCACAGCAAGTGGGCGAATTAGCCGGTTACGGTAGCCCTGCGCACTCAATGGCGCGCATCTTGTTTCCTAAGGGTGGTGGCGGCCTTATCGGCGGCATTCCTGTTATCTTGTATCTGCAAGAAGAGGCTGGTAGTGCTGCCGCAAAGGTGCACACAGTAACGGCTACAGGCACTGCAACTGGCAACGGTACACACACGCTGTACATTTGCGGTCGAAACGGCTTGGATGGTGTATTTTACGACATTAACATCGCTGTGGGCGATAATGCTACTGCGGTGGCTACCAAAGCAAAAGACGCTATCAATGCGGTGCTAGGCTGCCCAGTATCGGCTACCAACACAGCAGGCGTAGTAACGGCAACCAGCAAATGGAAAGGCCTTACTGCCGACGATATCAGCATCACAGTAAGCACCAACGGCGACGCACTAGGCATTAGCTGGGCGGTGGCTTCTACGGCTTCGGGTGCAGGCACTCCAGCTATCAGCACCGCGCTAGATCAGTTTGGTAGTGCTTGGAATACTATTGTTGTCAATCCTTACTCGGCAAGTGCGGTGTACAGCGCTTTGGAGGCTTTTAACGGCATTCCCGACGCAGCAACACCAACAGGGCGCTACGCAGGCATCATCATGAAGCCTTTTATAGCCATTACAGGCTCTACCCTCGAAAATCCTACTACAGTAACCGACGGCCGCGCAGCAAACGTGACCATCGCCATTGCTCCAGCACCACTCAGCAAGGGATTACCTTACGAGGCTGCAGCAAATATGACTTGCTTATTTGCTCGCAAAGCGCAAGACACCCCACATTTGGATGTTAGCGGTAGTTATTACCCTGATATGCCTGCTCCGCTTGATGGCAACATCGGTGCGATGAGCAGCTATGTAAACCGCAACAGCTACCTCACAAAAGGCAGTAGTACGGTAGAATTGGTGGCAGGGCGCTACCAAGTGGTAGATTTTGTGACTACTTACCACCCTGCGGGCGAAGATCCTTTACAATTTAACTATTGCCGCAACTTGATGTTGGATTTCAACATCCGCTTTGCGTACTACGTGCTTGAGCAAATCAATGTGGTAGACCACGTGATTAGCAGCGATAGCGCAACGGTAACCGCTAGCAAGGTAATCAAGCCAAAGATGTGGAAATCTGTAGTAACAGGCTTGGCCGACGATTTAGCAGCACGCGCGCTGATTGCCGAGCCACAGTTTATGAAAGACAGCATCCGAGTGCAGATTTCTTCTGTAAACCCCGACCGTTTGGAGACAAACTTTAGCTACAAGCGCACAGGTGTTGCACGCATCCTGAGCACAACGGCTAACGCTGGCTTCAACTTTGGGGCCGCATAAATGAAACCAAATCTGACGGCTCAAAACTGAGCTGTCAGATTAAAAAAAATATATCGTGGAGTAGAGCAGTTGGTCAGCTCGTGAGTCTCATAATCTCAAGGTCGCAGGTTCGAGTCCTGCCTCCGCAACAAAAAGTAAAACATTTTCTTCTCAACAAATTAAAAGCACCTCAAAATGTCTGTAATAGCAGGTTATATCCAAGAGATCACCTTTAACCACCCAACAGTGGGCTCTGGTGTTTTATTTACTATCCAAGACTCGGATGCTACCATCGACACCGGTGGTATTCGTAGTGCCGACGAAATGGGCGGTGTGGATACCGGCAACCGTATGATTGACCAAAAGACACTTGGTCGCTGGATGGTAAGCTGCGAGATTAGCAATGACCTTACTGCTACGCAGGAGGCCGAAAAGCTAGCGCAAATTGCCGCATCTAGCGAAGAGGCAGAGTTTACCTTCTCGCACATCAGCGGTATTGTTTACCGTGGCAAAGGCCAAGTGGTGGGCGACATTGCGCCAAACCTTACATCAGCAAAGATGGCGGTTAAGTTTAGTGGCGGCGGCACATTGGCGCGCATCTAAGCCCAAATAAAAAACAAGATCCTCAAAACCTTTTTTTAATAAACATAAAAATCTCTGCAAAAGATGGAAAACGTATCTCTAGAAATAGCACAAAAAGATATAAGCGGCTGGCTAAACAGCAAAAGAGTGAGCGAAAAGAAGCGCAAGGATAATGAGAAAGTGGTAGATACTCTAGTATCGGCGGTGATGGAAGGCAAGCTAGTATGGGATGAGGAGCATAAGTTATTGACGCAAAAGCTAGAATGGCCTGTAGGAGAAAACGAAGAGGTAAAACACATCGATTTTAAGCAAAGAATTACACAAGGCGACATTAGTGCGCGCTTGCGCAATGCTAAAACCGACGATGCCTTTGCAGTGATGGGCGTGTACATTTCGGCGATTACTGGGCAACCAATAGCCATATTGGACAAGCTAGACACTAGCGACTACAGTATCGCTCAATCTGTGGCTGTTTTTTTTATGTAAGCCCGGCCGATATGCTCAACAGCGTGCGGACGGTAGTAAGAGAATTTCATTGGAGCCCGGACTATGTCGCAGGGCTCTTTTTGGATGAGGCCGACGAGTTTGGATTGCTTTTTTGGTACGAGGATATCAAAGAAATGTATAAAACGAAAACCGAAAACTAATTGCTCAAATGTCTTTTGTAATCCCCAGCATATTTTCTGCCATTGACGGCCTTACCGCTCCGGTACGGTCGATGATGCGTACAGTGTCCGCTTTTGCTGCAAATGCAGACACTGCTGGTGCAAGGGCAAGCCGAGCATTTAACAAAATAGGCAGTGGCGCAGATCGCGCTTTCAATGCCCTAAACCCCCTTAACAAAATTAACGGCGCACTCGCTTTTACTGGTGTCACCATCGGTGCAGCGGGTGCGGCTACTGCTTTGGGCAAATTTGTGACCGAAGCGAGCAAGATTGAGGACGCAACGGCCTCTTTTCAGGCATTGCTAGGTGGTGTAGAAAATGCTAAGGTGGTGGTGCAGCAGCTCTACGACCTTGGTGCCTCTACGCCTTTTGAATTTAAAGACCTAAGCGATGCTGCCCGAATGATGATTGGTTTTGGCGCAGCCACTCAAAGCAACGTGATAGACAAATTGCGGATGGTGGGTGATATTGCCCAGGGTAATGCCGATAAGCTAAACGGCATCACGTTAGCCTTTTCGCAAGTACAAGCAGCAGGGAAGGCATCGATGCAAGATGTAAACCAACTCATCAACAACGGCGTGCCCATACTTGGGCAGCTAGCCAAACAGTGGAAAATGAGCACTGGAGCAGCGCGTGAGGCGGTAAGCCAAGGCAAAGCGACATCTGCCGAAATCACGAAGGCTTTTGAAGCAATGACCAGCAAGGGTGGAATGTTCTACAACGGTATGGCTATTGCCTCCCAAACCTTTAGCGGTAAGTTGAGCACGCTTAAAGACACAATCAACCAAACTTTCGCCAGCATTGGCACAGTGGCTTTGCCTATCGTCAAAGAATATATTGATAAGGCTACAAGTGCTGCAGGTGGTGCGCAAGCTTGGGCTGTGCAAAATCAAGAGTTAATCAAAGGCAAAGTGGCCAGTTTTGTAGAGGGTGTGGCCAAGGCTATTAAATTTTTGATAGAAAACTTTGATACCATCGTAAGGGTTGCAAAAATATACTTGGCTGTGATGATTGCGCTCAAAACGGTAACCTTTATCACGGCGGTGTACACCAACGCGGCAGCAGTAGCAACTTTCCTTTATTCTACAGCAAGCAAGGCAGCAACGGCGGCAACTTTCATTTTGGAGGGAGCTCAGTGGCTACTCAACGCGGCTTTGACTGCCAATCCAATTGGAGTGGTGGTGATGGCTATTGCGGCTCTGGTAGCGGCGGTAGTTGTTGCGGTAAAATATTACAAACAATGGGGCGCAACGCTCTTGTGGTTTCTTGGCCCAGTGGGTAGGGTTATTTCGGCATTCAAGTCGATATACGATAACTGGGATATGATTAAAAAGGCTTTTACCACAGATGGCATCATTGGTGGGCTCAAAGCCCTAGGCGCGGTGCTGCTCGATTTGGTTTTACTGCCTATGCAGCAAATTTTGTCTTTGATGAGCAATTTGCCCGGAGCGGTAGGACGTGTGGCGAATGATGCGGCCAATAAAATTTCAGAGCTGCGCTCGTCGATGGGTGTAGGGCCAAACCAGTCTAGCGGCAACGCGGTGCCCAATCCTTTTGGCAAAGAGTTTTACCCTGCCATCAACCCAAAGCAAGCGCAGGCGCAAATAATGGAGCAAACCATCAATAAAAACACCAACAACAAGCAACAACTGAGCATAGATATTAACGATAAAGGTGGTAATGCAAAGGTAACGCAACAGCCAGTTGGCATTCCGCTAGTAATGACATCAACAATGGGATTTGGTAAATAATGGCAGACTTACTGATATACGAGAGTGGCAACGGTGGCGAGCTAAAGCAGCGCGGCAACGACTTTGCGATGGTGCAGGGTATCGAGAACGAGCCTTATATGCTTATGTTTTCTGGTCAAAGAGACTGGTGGGGCAATGATTTCCTCGACCCTACCGACACAGACAAAATCTGGAGCAGCGAAACCGAAAAGACATTGAACAGCGTCGCACTCAACTCAGCAGGCCGTATCAAAATAGAAGAGGCCATCAACAAAGACCTAGCCCCGCTGCGCAAACAAACAGGCGCAACCATCACGGTGCAAGTTTTAATTGCTAGTGACGACCGCTGCGAAATATTTATTGACATCAACGGCTTGAGGCAGCAGTTTATCTGGAGCCCCGATGCCCTTTACAAAAATTATAAAATTTAACCGTGACGACGATACCTACATTTAGCGCCATCCGCGATAGCATTATAGCCGACCTAGAGGCAGAGTACAGTATATCCATACTTTTGCGCCCCTTTTTGTACATCTGGGCCACTATACAGGCATCAAAGTTTAAATTGATATACCTGCTACTGGGCCAAGTGCAAAAGAACGTAGCACCCGACACTTGCGATGAGGAAACGCTTATCCGCTTTGGGATGATTAAACTAGGCCGTCCGCCTCGTGTGGCGGTGCAGGCGCAGTACGAAATCGATATCAACATCACGGCCACAGGCACAATTGCTGCCGGTACCGTGTACAAAAGCGACGAAACGGCTACTAGCCCGGGCAAATTATACATTTTAGACACAGATTTTGTGTACAGTGGCACACCAGGGCTTGTGCCCATTACGGTGCGCGCACTAGAGGCTGGGGTAGAGAGTAAGCTTACAGCTGGCGACACCCTTACGGCCACTGCACCTATTGCTATTTCAGACGGTATCGCTGTTTGGTCCTCTGTGGTAGTTGCACCCCTTGCAGCCGAAGATATTGAGGACTATCGACAAGTGGTACTGCAGAGTTACCGCCTAGAGGCTCAGGGTGGCGCTACCGCAGATTACCGCCTTTGGGGCTTAGATGCGGCAGGGGTAAAACAAATTTATCCTTATGCCAAAAGCGGCGCGCCAAACGAGATAGATGTGTTTGTAGAGGCCACCAAGCCCGACAGCACCGACGGACGAGGCACACCAGGCAGCACCATCCTTACAGCGGTAGAAGATTGCATCGAGCTAGACCCAGATACTACATTGAGCCTTGCACAGCGTGGCCGCAGACCTTTGGGTGTATATGCCGTAAACGTGCAAGCTATTGCCCTAAAAGCTATTGGTGTAACGATAACAGGCTATGTAGGCCGCACAGCAGGCACCGACGCAATACTGGCAGCAGCCATTGGCGAGGTGGTAGATAAGGTTCGCCCTTTTATAGCGGCTTGCGATGATCCTACGCTGCGCAATGACATTATTAGTCGCAACAGCATCATCCAAGCGGTGATGGCGGCAATACCCACATCAGTGTTTACCGACATTGAATTGCAGGTAGACGCTGTACCGCTCATCAATTATCAATTGACCAACGGCACTATCCCTTACTTAAGCTTTATTACTTACGCATAATGGCCAAAGCACCCTCACAATCTTACTTACAGGATAAAATAAAGCAGGCTACTTGCTTGCTTTATCCGCGTGCGCGTGCCTTCAAACTGCCGATTGGTGGTGATTTTGACCGCCTGCACAAGGCTTTGTCTATCTCGGAGGCGAAACTGTACCGCGAGGCGATGTTGATACTAGATAGTACCATTGCCGACAGTAGCAACTTTACTGAGGATGATGCAAGCCACTGGGAGCGCGTGCTAGCCATCTACAGCGGTGGCAGCTCGGTGGCGCTTGCCGACAGGGTATTGGCCATCAACAGAAAAATCGCACACCCTGGCACTACGCGCCCTCGCCAAAATTGGCGATATGTAGAGGCTCAGCTGCAAGCAGCAGGTTTTGACGTGTACCTCTACGAAAACAAATTTAGTGACGGCTCGGGCGGTTTTATTACTAAAACCCCTAGCGAAATCATCAGCGCCATCAGTGGTACTGGTGTGCACGAAACAGCTACCGAGCACGAGACAGGCTTAGAGCACGGCGGTGTGGCCATTGCCAAGGTGGCCAACTGGATAGATGAGCTGGAGGACGAAGATTTTAGTATTGGCAGCAATTACCGCAGCACCTTTTATATAGCAGGCAGCACGCTCACCACTTTTGCTACGATAGATATTGAACGCAAAAACGAATTTAGGCAGTTGGTGCTACAGCTTAAGCCTGCACAAACGGTGGCTTTTTTATTTATAAATTTTACTTAAAGATATTTTATGAAATTATTAGCAACAAAAACAAATGTGGCTGCGCCTTCGGTGGCTTACCCCTTTGGTAATATCCGAAACAAAACCCTTTCGGTAGCCGGTACGCCAGTGGATGTAGAGGTGTATGGCGATTTCCATCAGTTTTTCGAAAAAATGTTTGATGCCAGCAGTCTTACGGCTAATGGCTTGGCAGATAATGTTACTAACGGCTTTCAGCTTTATGAGGCTTTTGTAGAATTGACGCACCCAGCTTGGAGTGCTACAGGTTTGACCTTTGCCACAGTAGGTTTAAACACTTGGGCAAATGTTGGGCCTCCCTTTTATAATGTAGCTTATAAGGCAATGCCTAACGAGGTGGCTTTATGTGGAGTTGCTAGTATAAGTAGTGGAGCGACTGGCGATGTACAAGTAATGACTTTGCCTGCCGCAGCAACCCCAAGCAGAGATGTTTATGTAAGTGCGCTGCTTCAAGACGGCTTGGGCGCGCCATTGCCTTGTGTTCTGTCAGTTGATACGCTTGGGCAAGTTACCGTTTTAGGAATGACGGTCACCCTTGCTGATTATACACTTTACCTTGATGATGTAAAATTTAGAAAATAAGCAATGAGCGGCAGCAGCATCAATATCAACAGCTCCGCAGTAGTGCGGCACACGGCAAAGCTAGAAAGGCTGCACCGTAGTGCTTTGCCTGTGGCGGTGCGCCAAACATTGAGCAAAGCTGCTTTTGACGTGAAAATGCGCACGATGCTTGCACAGGCCGATAAAAACTTTGAGAAACGCGAACCCAATTTTTTCAAAGCCAACAGCAAGGTGACCCCTGCCAAAGGTTTTGATATGCGCACGATGGTGGCAACGGTGGGTTTTATACCCCTCAAAGGCACTAACAAAGCTGTGGATGATTTGAAGCAACAAGAGGACGGTGGCAACATTGGTGGACGCAGTTTTATACCGTTAAAACAGGCTAGAGTTTCGGGTTCTTGGAATAAAAAGATTAAAAAAGCAGCCCCCCGCATTTCTGATATCAAAGGTGATATAGTAGATGCTAATAAAATGCTTGGAAAAAATTCTAGAGAAAAATGGAAAAAGGCTGTTCATATGGCTGGAATTGGCGGTTATGTTTTGGGAACAAAAAAGTTTAAGTGCGGTAGGGTTGTTTTTAGAATAAAGGATATTAAGCGATATGATGTAAACGGAAAAGATTATACATTCTCTAAGCAAGACCCATTATATATCGCAAAGAGGGGGCGTGTAGTAAAACCTGCTGCAACACATTTTATGCGCACAGCAAGCCTCCAGAGCGCACAAGGGATGGAAAGTACATTTATACAAGAGGCGAACAAACAAATTGCAAAATATAAATAATGAGCTGGCTCGAAAAGATAAAAACAAACCTCAGCATCACCACCGGAGACGGTAAGGTGTTTAATCCGCTGTGGACACCCCTCGATAAAGAAATTGCCTACAACCTTGCGGTGTATGAGTTTCCAAAGATAGGTGGGGCGCTAGTGCGTCGTTACGAGCAAAAAGCCAACCGCTACGATATTGAGTTTTATTTTCAGGGTGCGGACCACCTAGAGCAGGCAGCAGCTTTCGAAGCTTCGGCGGCCGATAAAAGACCTTGGACGATTAGCCACCCCTTTGAGGGTAGTTTGCTCGTACACCCGATAGGCTTTAAGAAAACCAACCGCGGCCTCAATGTGACGGTGTACAACGGCTCGGTGATAGAAACCATTACCGAAGATGCCCCCAAAGCCACGGCCAACCCTGCCGACAAGATATTGAGCGAAAAAGAAACTGCCGACACGTTGATGGCGGATAGTTATGTAGCCGAGGTGAAACCAAAGGCTGCCGACCTCAAAGAGATGGGCACTAAAACGAAATCGACTTTTGAGCTGGGTAAAAAAGGCATTAACAACGTCATTGACAGTCAAGAGTATTTTAATGCCTTCAACGATGCCAACCGCGCCATCAACAACGCTGTGGCCGAGCCGCTACTGGCCATCCGCCAAATACAGGCGATGATCAATGCGCCCTACAACTTTATCAGCAATGTACAAAGTCGTGTAGGCACACTTAAAAGCCAGCTAGAAATGCTTGGAAATAGTCTTTTAACAATCGGTGGCGGTTTGGCAAGTTTGATACCTCGTAACAGCAAAAAGCTCTACGAAAACAATGCGGGTACAATGCTCAGCGCAATGGCGGCGGCAACGATAAGCAATGCAAGCTACAGCAGTCGCCGAGAGGCACTAGATGTTATCGATACCCTTGTAGGGCAGTACAATGCCTACATCACCAATTTGGACACGCTACAAAGCACGAGTGGTGCGGTGCTAGACTCTTACATCCCAGATGCGACAGGCATTATTCAACTGAGCAACCTGGTGAGTTACACGGTTTCTGCCCTTTTGCAAATAGCCACCAACGCAAGGCAGGAGCGCTCTTTTATTCTGGAGGAGGACGATACGCTGTTTACCCTAGCAAAAAGGCTTTATGGCTTGCGTGAGGACGACAGTACCGTCACCGAATTGATTGATACAAACAAATTTACCATGCAAGAGCTGCTGATCATCCCGAAAGGCAGAACGATAAAATATTACGTGTAAAATGATTTTAAAGGTAGCAGGGCAAAAAGTAGATTTTTTCAACAACGTGGGTGTGTCGCTTAGGCACGACGCGGTGGCGAGTGGCTTTGCTTTTACTTTTGCCTTCAACCCTGAGAACCCAGTACACCGTAAGATTTGCAAGCCTTGTGCTTACTACTCTTGCAGCATCGAGCAGGACGGCGAAACTTTACTCACTGGCACCTTGCTTACCGCAGATTTTGGCACAGCATCTGTGCCCGAGTTGGTACAACTAAAAGGCTACAGCACTACTGGTGTGCTAGAGGATAGTAACATCCCCGACTCGGTTTATCCGCTGCAAAGTGATAACATCAACCTCAAAGACATTACCGAGCGGATTTTAAAACCCTTCGGCATCAAGTTGGTAGTGGATGCGGCCGTAGCGGCAGACGCAAGCAAAGTGTACAAAAACAGCACAGGCGGCGACACCCAAAGCATCAAAAGCTACCTGAGCGAATTGGCTGCACAGCGCAACATCCTCATCACGCACAACGAGCTCGGCGAGCTGGTGTTTACACGTGCCAAGGCTAGGCAACAAAGTATTTTTGATTTTAAGCAAGAGGAAACCAAAGGCTTTAAGTTTATCCTCAACGTAAATGGCCAAGGGATGCACAGCAGCATCAGCGTACAGCGCCAAGCCAACAAAAGAAAGCTACAGGCCGAAACGGAGGCTAGTGTGAGCAATCCTTATACAGCAGCGGCTTTTAGGCCTCGTGTAGAGCGTCAAACATCTGGTGACGACCTCAACACCAAGCAAGCCGCGCAAAACCTTGTCTGTGCCGAGTTGCAAAATATTCGCTTGTCGATAGAAATTGAAGGCTGGACACTTGGCGGTAAAATCGTGCGGCCCAACAGTATTGTGAGCGTGACCAACCCACAGGTGTACTGCTACAAGCGTACCGACTGGTTTGTAGAGGCAGTAGATTTTATGGGTAACGAAAGCGAGCAAAGATGCGTATTGACTTGCGTATTGCCCGAAGTGTATAACGGCCAAGTGCCTAAAAATATTTTTGAATAAGATGGTGACGCTCGTAAAAATAATTGCCAGCAAGCTAGAGGATGCTTACCGCCATATCAAAGTGCAGGTAATGGGTAAAAACGATATCCAAACACCGGCAGAGGCTTTGCCCTACGGCATCGACAGCAACCCTGTAAAAGATTTGGTGGCGGTGTATGCGGCTAGCTCGGTAAAGGGCGAGCCAGTGATACTAGGCTACTTGCAAAAAAACAGATTAGCCGAGGTTGGCGCGCTCAGGCTTTACGCCACAGACGATGCTGGAGCAGAGCAAAATTATATTTATCTGCGTGCAGATGGCACGATAGAGTTTGGAGGCGCTGCGGACAATATGGTGCGCTACAGTGAATTGGAGCGCGCGTTTAATGAATTAAAAGAAGATTACAATAATTTTCTTACAGCATTTAACGCACATGTTCACCCAACCCCTGCTGGACCATCTTCGCCTCCAACCCCTGTACCTGGTGCAATACCAGCATCCCCATCCGCAGCAGACATCACGCCTGCAAAAATTGACGAAATTAAAACCTCATAATAATGGAATTAGTAGAATACGACAGCATCGAGAAATATGTAGAAAGCGCTACTACGCTACAGGCGCGGATTGAAAGACTAGATTTAATTATTTCTTCGATGGAAATACAAGCCGTAGCAAGCGCAGCAAGCTCTGGTAAATTTGACGAGTACAGTTTGGACACTGGACAAAGCAAGGTGCGCACCAAGTACCGCAGCCCTGCAGAACTACAGGCGGCCATCCTTGCTTGGGATAAATTAAGGCAGACTTTAATTGCCCGACTCAACAACCAACGCACAGGCAGGGTAATTCAGTTGCGCGACCATAAAAATTTTAACTAAGAAAAAATTTTATTTGAAATGAAAATATTTGGATATAATGTCGATATTAGTAAGGCAGAAGCTGGGTTGCCTAAATTTATAGACCCACCGCCACCACCTGCACCAATGCAGGCAGTTTGGGAGGTGCCAAGCGCAGAGGCAAGCTACACGCACTCTTTTTCTCTGTCTTTTGACGGTGAAAAAAACCAAGGCGAGATGGGCCCGATTATCAGTTATGGCATAGATCACGCAGCACTCACTGCACGCGCTTGGCAGTTGTTTCTGGAAAGCGATGCTGTGATGGCCATTTACCGAAAATATGTAAAGTGGGTAGTGGGTAGCGGCCTCAAGCTACAGGCAGAGCCGCAAAGCGAGGTGCTGCTTGTAGACAATATCAAAGTAGACTCTGAAACCTTCAACAAAAAAATTGAGGCACGCTGGAAAATCTACGCCAATAGTAAGATGGCCGACTGGTGCGGAATGGAAACACTCAACGCGCTAGCCAACACTTGCTACTTGAGTAGTATTGTAGGTGGTGACACGCTGGTGGTGCTTCGTTACCAAAATAATACCATCAAAGTGCAGTTGATTGACGGCGCGCACCTCAATGGCTCTTTTGGTACGCCAGAGGGTAAAAACAGAATTGTAAACGGTGTAGAGCTCAACGCACGCAACCAGCACGTGGCTTTTCACGTTAAAGGTAAAGCTTTGGAGAAACCAGAGCGCATTGCCGCAAGAGACAGCAACGGTTTTATGCGTGCTTTCCTTGTGTACGGCCTAGACTACCGCATCGACAATGTACGCGGTATGCCTTTGATAGCTGCAGTGATGGAAACGGCGAAAAAACTTGACCGCTACAAAGAGGCAACTGTAGGTAGTGCCGAAGAGCGCCAAAAGATTGCGTATTTCTTTGAGCACAACCAACACTCCGACGGAGTAAACCCCCTAGCAGATTTGACGGCCAGCGTTACCGGCAGTGCCAATAATGGTGGTGTAAGTAATGGTGTTGCCGTTACGCGCCAAGCCGAGGCCCTTACTAAGACTGTAGCAGCCACTACCAACAAAGCCACTTTCAATATGCCGATTGGCGCTACCGCAAAGTCTTTGGAAAGTAAGAATGAGCTTTATTTTGCTGAGTTTTTCTCGGTAAACATTGGATTGATCTGCGCCACGCTGGGCATTCCTCCCGAAATAGCGATGAGCAAGTACGACAGCAATTATTCTGCAAGCCGTGCCGCCATCAAAGACTGGGAGCACACGCTTAATGTGGAGCGCAAAAGCTTTGCCGACCAGTTTTATCAGCCCATCTACAACTTTTGGATGTACACACAGCTTATCCAAAACAAAATAGAGGCGCCAGGTTATTTGCTTGCTATTTCGCAAAAAAACGAAATGGTGTTAGAGGCGTATCAGTTTGCTCGTTTTATTGGTGCCAACGTGCCACATATCGACCCACTAAAAGAAGTGGCGGCCGAGCGTGCAAAACTAGGCAGCGCAGGGGCACACTTACCGCTTACTACGGTAGAGGCGGTCACCGAGGCATTAAGCAACGGCGACGCAAAAGCCAACATGCGCCAGTACGGTGTTGAGTTGAAAGATGCTGATGCTAACGAAATACCAACAGCGGCGCAAGATGCCCAACAGCAAAGCAATACAGACAATAACAACGCATAAAAAACCGCACAGCCCCAAAGAGATTTGGGGCTGTTTTGATAAGTGCAAAAAAATACTTTCCCCTTTCTGTCCACGTTTGGTGGACAAAATTTGAAGGCAGTAATAAAAAGTTGAAATTTTGGTACACAATGAAGGAAATCCTTTTATACTACACGATTTACTCGTCTACAGCTGCGGACCTTATCCGCGCAATGGATGCCGCTAAAGACAGCGACATCGAGATGCGTGTAAATAGTGGTGGAGGAGAAACGTACACTACTTACGGCATCATCGCTAAGTTTTTGGAGAATAAAAACAACAAAAAACTAAAGGTGGATGGCTTTGCTGGCTCGATGGCTGCTTTTTTATGCTGCTACGCCGACGATGTAGAGTGTCTTGATGTTTCCACATTTGTGTTTCACCGTGCTGCTTTTTATTACGAAGAAAACCCAAACTACTTTACCCCAGAGGTAAAGGCCGAGGTGATTGAGATTAATAAAAATTTGCGTGCTGCAATGGAGGCTAAAATGTCTGCTGCAGAGTGGGAGGCCGAAACTGGTGTGAGTTACGATGCAATGTTTTCGCTTGATGATCGTATTGATGTACGCATCACCGCCAAACAAGCTAAAAAACTAGGCTTGGTAAGTAAAGTGAATAAAATCACTCCTACCCAAAGCCGTCAAGTAAATGCGATGTCTATGCAGATTGCTGCACAGTACAACCAGCCCCCAATTTTATTGCCTGTTTCTGCGGAAACACCCGAGCCACAAGCTCCTACCCCTACTAAAATTTTAAAACCAAATACAATGACTATTCAAGAATTCAAGGCCGCCCACCCCGAGGCGTATGCAGCGGCTGTAAAAGAGGGTGTTACTGCTGAGCGCGACCGTGTCGGCTCTTTTCTTGCATTCATTGATGTTGATCCTGCCGAGGTAGCAAAAGGCATCAAGTCTGGCGAGGCTCTTACAGCTACTGCTACGGCAGAATTTAGCCGCAAAGAGTTTAACATTAAAGCAGGCATCAAAGCTGCTGGCGAAAACGCTCCAGAGGTAATTACCGAAGAGCCAGCTCCTCCAGCAACACCACCAACAGAGGCCGCTAAGAAAATGGCTGCTTTCAACGCTGAGGTGGATGCAAAACTAGGCTTGGCTAAATAAGCCATCACAAAACGAAACAATTTTTTTTAAACTTATTTAATCATCACACAAGATGTCACAATTAAATACAACCATAGATTTTAGTCAAGTCTTCTTAGGCGGTAACAAATGTATTACTGCCACTTACACCAACGGCTCTGGCTCTGCGGTGACATTAACACCAGGTCAAGTATTTGGCCGCGTAACGTCAAGTGCTAAAGTTGCATTGCAAGACAAAGACAGTACAGACGGTAGCCAACGCGCTCGTTTTGTATTGATGAGCAGCCACGCGTCTATCGCTGATGGTGCGTCTGCTACGCTAACACTTTGCTATGCCGGTGAGGTAGATGCTAGCAAATTGGTTTTTGGCTCTGGTGAGTCGCTTACTACTGCAGTAGGTACTGAAGGCATTAACCAAGACATTTTGGTGGCCAACAGCCATTTGATTTTAGTAACAGGCATCGAAAACACTGCCCTCGATAACGCTTAAGCCTTATCGTAAGTGTTTAAACATTTTGTAACAATTTTTTCAACAACAAAAATAAAACTCATTTAAAATGGCAACGATACCAGCTTCAGAAGCGCGTAACATTTTTACCAGCAAGGTGATTGCTGTATTTAAAGAGCGCCCTCAGGTGTTCTCATTCCTTCGCTCATTCTTTCCTACAGATGAAAGCAACGAGCGCTACATTTCAGTAGATGTGCAGCGTGGATTGGAAAAAGTAGCAGTGGACGTGCTCCGCGGCAGCGAGGGTACCTTCAATAAATTTTCTCTTGCTAATCAAAAGAAATTCGACCCTCCGTTTTACCGTGAGTGGTTTGATGTAACCGAAGTGGATTTGTACAACCGTATGCTTGGCACAGGCGATATTGACGCTTTTGTGTTCTCTGCATTTATTCAGAATGTGGTAGATCGCTTAGGCGCTATCCAGGATAAAATAGAGCGCGCTTACGAGCTACAATGTTCTCAGGTTTTCCAAACCGGTATTGTAACAATGGTTAATGGTGATGCAATCGACTACAAGCGTAAAGCGCTTTCTAAAGTTGATTTGTCGAGCTCAGCCCCTTGGACTACTGGCGGAAACGACCCAATAGCAGCTTTGCAAACAGGTTTAGACTTTTTGCGCGGTGTGGGTAAGTCACAAGGTGTTATGGCAAATGCCATCTTTGGTGCTAAAGCTTGGAATGCTTTATTAAGCAACTCTACATTCTCGGCTCGTGCAGACGTTAAGTCTTTTGATTTGGCAAACGTAAGCGCACCACAACGCAATGCGGTAGGTGGTACAATGCTAGGACTTATTACTGTAGGTAGCCAGCAAGTAATGGCTTGGGGCTACAATGAAGGCTATGAAAACTCGAGCAATACTTTTACCAAGTACATCGCAGACGAAAACGTAATCCTTACCTCTGAGTTTAGTGCTGGTAAATTGGCTTTTGCTGGTGTGCCAACAGTATTTGACATGGGCGAAACGGCAACATTGCCAGGCGCATACCATTTGGTAGAAAAATTAGATAAATACGACGGTGTACACAAAATGGCTGTGAAGTCTGCAGGTTTGGCGGTGCCTTACAAAGTAGACCAATACTACACTATGAAAGTAACCGCGCAATAGACCGCTGTTTGTTTTATTAGTTTAAAAAGTGGATAGAAAAAGCCTTGCCTGCAGAGGCGAGGCTTTTTTCTTAAAACGACAGCCCCATCAAAATTTATTTCCTCATCTTTTTTAATAAAAATCAAATGCAACAATTTAAAGTTATTACGCTGAGCATCGGCGGACACAGCAACCGAATTTTTGAAAGCCAAGACATTGTTACGGCGGCAGATTTCCCTAGTGAAGAAAATGTGCTACAGCATGTACTTACTGGCGGCCTACACCCCCTCAACGAGGACGGCACAGAAATGGAGCGCGTAGTGATCACGCAGGAGATGCTAGACGGTATGACCTACGAGCAAACACAGGCGGTAAAAGCCTCGGGTATTGCCATTCGTAGCGGTATGTACACCTACAAGGCTTTTGCTGGCATTGTGAACGAAGCACCTGCTGAAGCAGAAGAGGTAGAAGTGAGCGAAGATCAAATCGGCGAGGCTATTGAAGGTCCACGCACAGAGGTACCAAATGACCAACCATTAATTGAGGAGACTCCAGGTGAAGCTGCTGATGCTCCAGTAGTAGAAGAAACTACTGAAGCACCAAAAACAACTGCTAAAAAATCCACTGCCAAAAAGTAATGGGCTTAATGGAGCAAATACAAGCCGATATCCTAGACATCACCAGCAATGGTGATGACTTTGGTGTGGCCTTGGAGTTTACTGCTGTAGATGGTACTACCACCGCCACGGTAAACGGTATTGCTAGCAGCCATCACTTACGTGTAGACTATGACGGCACGCCTGTTATTGGCCGCAACGTAAGTATCTCGGTGGCCGAGGCGGCACTTGTGGCCGAAAGTTTCCCTACACGCAATGCTGCAGGTGAAATCAAGCTGCGCAACTGCACGGTAAAGTGGACCGACGCAACCGGTACCGAGAAAACCTATTTTATTGACAACGCACACCCAGACGATACTATCGGCCTAATTGTGTGTGTACTCAAAGACAAAGCTTAAGCAATGGCCTCCAAACTTACAGCACTTATTCCGCAACAAAATTTCGAGAAGGTACGCGACCGCATCGGGCTCATATTGAGTGAGGAGCTGTTGAACCAATTTAATTTGGGGATGACGGAGCTGCAAGGAATGGGTGGCGTGTGGGTAGGTAGGGTAAGCCCTTTTCAAGAGAGTGAATTACCTGCGGTAAATGTAACGCTCGACAATACGGCTTTCGAAAGTCAAAGCGCTATCAGTGTGACCGGGCAAAACCAATACTACATTGATGTGTACACCAAAGCCAAGGGCGAAGATGGTAGCGACGGTGATAAATTGGCCGATCGTGCGCTGGATAGAATTGTAGGTGCCATTTGTGCCATCCTGCGCTTTCCAGATTACCGCACGCTCAACTTTGCGACTCCTAGCCTTGGCGGCACAAAGGTGACGCGCTTTTCGAAAGGATTGAGCAACCCAGACGATGCGAGCAGCAGCAAGGCGATGCGTATCGAGTTTATGGTGCAATGCCCCGAAACTACCGAGCTCAACACTACGGTGGATATCGCTAGCCACTACACCACAGTAAAACTTGCCGAAACCGACAAAGGTTATTTGTGGATTTGGGAGGCACCCGAAACATTCTTTTACGTGGCTCAAAATGGCGATTTCTGGGTTACACAAGGCGCTGATAAACTTATTAACAACTAAAGCAAATGGCAAACAAAAAATTTCAAGAGATAGACCTGGTAGCGCTCACCAGTGCCGGTTCGTTTATCGGTGTAAAAGATAATGGCGATGGCACCTTTACCGACATACGCGTATCGGCTGCGGCGCTCACTACTTTTTTGCTAGAGCAAACACGCAAAACCATTACGGCCCTCGATGCCAACATTGGCGCAGGTGGCACCACGCTTACCGATCCTTTCTTTACTGGTGGCCTTAGCGAAATAGTGGCCTATGGCCAAAGCTATATTTCTGGTGTCGATTTTACTATCACAGGCAATACAATGACTGGTATCAATTTCGCTTTTTACAATAATCTTAAACTCATTGCCAAAAAATAAAACATCCCATTTTTTATGAAAAAAATACACGTTATTCTCATTTTGTTGCTCTTGCCATTTTTGGGTAAAGGGCAAAACTATCTAGGCTTTTGCCTTGGCAGACTTACCGACACGGCCAAAACAAACGGCTCTTTGCTGGTGCCTGCTTATGTTCGTCTACCACAGTATGCTACTAGCGATACCAACAAGGTGTTAGGACTTAACTCGGCAGGTATGCTAGAGTTACGCACCAAGGGTAACGGTAGCGGTACAACAACCGACACGGGCAGCCTAAGCGCGCGTATCGATGCTAGGGTTAAATATACCGATACTGCGGCGATGCTGAGCCCATATTATCGCACAGCAACAGCAACGGCGGCACTTGCTACCAAGCAAGCCTACAGCGATACTAACAGCTACGATGCTACAAAAACAAACCTTGCCGACACTTCGGCATTGCTACGCACATTAATATCGGGCAGCGTGAGTGGGGTAAGCAGCGTAACAGCCACAGCGCCTTTGGCTTCTAGCGGTGGTACTACGCCAAACATTACGGCAGATACTGCGGTATTGAGCACAAAGGCTTGGAGGCAAAAGGGAGTGGATAGTCTTAATGTTTTGATAGCTGCTAGGGTAAAATATACAGATACGGCCGCTATGCTTACAAATTATGCGCGCAAAAGCTTGGTAAATGATACCGCTGCGGCTATCCGTGCAGCAATACCAAGCGTAACAGGCAAGGTAAACTATACCGATACTGCAGCGATGTTGGCTAATTATGCCAAAATACAACGATTATTAGATACTGCGTCAGCAATACAGTCGAGGCTTAACCTTAAACTAAATATTGCCAACCCAACGGCCACAGGCACGCTTACCACTCCTGCGCTTACGGTTTCGTCTTTGTCTAGCGGCACTACAAATGATAGTGTACTGGTAGCAGATGCGGCCACAGGTGCTGTAAAAAGAATATCGAGCAGTAGAATTAGTGCAGGCGGTGGCGGCGGTAGTGGTGCCGATACTGGCGCATGGCACAAAGGTGGCGATGCGGTAGGCAGTGTAAGAACAATGGGTACTACAACAAACTATAATGTTGAGTTTGTAGCTAATGCTCTAAGGCTTTTAAGGCTTTATGCTGCAACGTATGGCGTAGCTATTGGCGAGGGCTCTGTTGCCTCTGGTTTTTGGAGCAATGCTTTTGGTTATGGTGCTATTTGTTCTGGGCAGCATGGTGTTGCCATCGGCAGCTACACGGATGCCACAGACGTAGCGTCTATTGCTATTGGCTACAGTGCAGAGTCAAATCATTTTGCCTCTTGGAATATCTCTACAAATGGTGGTTCTGGCGCTTATGTCACATCGTCGGCACGTCAAGGTATTTTAGGTGCCGATACGCGTATTGACCACCAAATTACACCTGGCGTAAACATCCTGAGTGTAACTGCCGACAATGTGATATCAAATAAGCCTGTAAGCTTAAAATCTTATACGGTGGCTGGTTTGCCCTCGGCAGCAGCTAACACTGGCGCTATTTGCTACGTAACAGACGCAAGCGCTCCAACTTATAACGCAACAGTAACAGGTGGCGGCTCGGTATTGACTCTTGTGTTTTCAAACGGTACCAACTGGACTTGTCATTAAATTTTTTCCTCCATTTCTTAAAAAACCTTTTTTATGAATTTTGCTTATCCGATTAACAGCTACGACGATAAACACCAAGGCTCACAAATGCCTGCTGCCGAGTATGCTGCCGCCAATGGCCTTGTGTGCCTGAGCGATGAGTTAGAAAACCTGCCCAACCTTTGCGCGATGGATGTGCAACAAGCACCGCCAGCACTACAGTTTGTAGATGCGCTTACGCTGGTGTTTTACAACGTAGACCCGGTAGAGTTTGTGGGTACGCGTCCAGACCCTCGCCGATAAACAATGACGGCCTCACTGCGCATATCGCTTTGGATGGCTTTTTCAGCCCTTTGCCTCTTTGTGGTGGCCGAGGTGCTGTACACTGAGCTCTTTAAGCAAGCGGTGCCTGCCGATTTGATGGCGCAGTACAAGTTGCTAGACGCGCAACTAAGTGCACAGGCTCTGCTCGCAAAAAGAATTTTTGGCCTCGGTGAGGCTATTTGTTTTTGAGGCTAGCCCACGGCTATATGTTTGCCCTGTCGATGATGAACCTTGCGGATGCTGTGAATGGAGACTATATCGAGGCTTTTAGCTATGCATACCTAGAGTACCGCTACAGCACTGCGCTGGCATTCGTTTCAATTTGTGAATTTTTTATCGCCAAACACCGTGGGAAATATTCTTAACAGCATTTATGAACAATTAAAAGGCATCGACAAAGAGCAGCTAAAAGCGAGCTCAATATTGGTGTCGGGTGCAGTGTCGGCGGCAATATTACTCAAAGCGGTAAAGCCTTTTGTGCGTTTTCTTGGGGTGATGTTTGTAGCGCTTTCGCTGTCGTTAAGTGTGCGAGAGGGTTTGTTGGCGGTTTTTCACTTAAATGATAGTTTTTGGCGGCTAGTGGTTACCTGGGCAATATCTTTTTCGTCGTACCCGGTTGCCAAAGGTTTTTTGGATTTGTTGATGGCTGTAATAGAAATTGTAAGCGAGCGAGTAAAAAACTTTTTCAAAACCTATACGCCCGGATTTATGGGGTGGTTTAACAAAAAACAAGATAATGATACAGTTTAGTTTTTACGTGTTTGTCACGCACTTGATTTGCATTGTTTACTTAATGAACAGCGGCGAAGAGTATATCATTCAATTTGCCAAGAGTGCAGGATTGACGCACTCTTTACTAAAGGTGCAGTTTTTTGTGATGTCGATCTGCTATATCGGACTGGCTTACAGTTGTATTGCCCAGAGTGATGTTTACGAGTTTATTTTAACCATTGCAAAAAAACAATTGAGCACAGTAGATTATTTCTTGTCGGTATTTCTGTATGTAATTATCCACGTGTTGTGGTGCACTCATTTTATAGACTTATCGGTGCGTGCGCACATTTATAAACACAGCAAAACTGGAGTGTACAACACGGCAACAAAAAGGCTGCTGCTACGCATTATCAATAATATTTTTTCACCGTCAAAAAAACACGTAAAATGACAAAGACAATAATCAGCGTATCGGCTCCTACGCCTAAATGGGCCACTTGGGTGTTTCGCATCGTTTTCTTTATAACTACCGGGCTATCTTTTTGGGTGGCTGGTACAAACTTGGTGCCTGAGGCTATCAAGGTAGAAATAATGCTTGCTTTCAAATCACTAGACATCATTGTGTGGGGTTTGGGCAAAAGCCTTGGGGTTAAAAAGGATGATTTTAACGCAGAAAACTAAAAAACTATGCAATTACAAGATTTAATGCAAGCCGAAGAGCTGCAAGTGTACAAAGATGCGCTAGGCTATGAATTTGAGCCAAAAGTGGCTGTGGCCTATGATCAGTACCAGTCATCTATCCCGCAGGGCGGTTTTATGCCCGACAAACAAATGTGGATCAAGTATGCAGTAGAGTTTCTGGAGCAGGTGCTGCAGGAGCGAATGGACAAGGCCCCCAAAACCAAAGCAGGCAAGGTAACGCGTGTGCTGTGGCGTGTGGCTAAGTTTCTGGGCCTTATTGGCAAAGCCAAACAAGAAATTTATAAAAAGACGAATAAACTGTGACAATACTCGATGACATTAAAAGCGGCGGGCGCGGCGCAAAAGACGTTTATTATGCCAAAAAAGGCGACAAGGTGACCCTTGTTGCTGATTATGAAAATGTACTGATAGTAGAAAAGAACGGCAACAAATTTCCAGTAAAAAAAGAATTAGTAAGACAATGACATCTGCACAAGCTTTAAAGAAATACGGCGATCCAAATTTATTAGAAACGCAAAGTAAAACAATGAGCGTTTGGCAAGTACCTAAAAAAATACTTGATGCTTTTGCGCACGTGCGATTTTCGGCGGTGGGCACTATTGGTTTTCCAAAGAAAATATTTTGCAACAATGATTTTAAACCATTGCTAGAGCAGGCTTTAAACAATGTTGTGGATAGAGGGCTATCCAAAGAAATGAAAACTTGGGATGGCTGCTTTATCATCAGACAAAAGCGCGGTTTGTCAAGTTTATCAATGCACTCTTGGGGCTTAGCTATCGATGTCAATGCCTCAGAAAACCAACTAAACCAAAAACCAAAGCTGTCGGCAGCATTTGTGAAATGCTTTACCGACGCTGATATGGAGTGGGGTGGCACTTGGGCAAGGCTCGACGGTATGCACTTTCAAATAAAGTAAGCTCATTGCGCCGTTTGGGCAAAGGAGATCGAGAAGCGTACAGACTAGAACCTGTGCGCTTTTTGCCTTTTATTTGTTCTGAGCCTTCAAAGTTTCTTTCCACCTGGTAATATCGTTTTGCTTGCTGTAGATCATTGTTGTTTTCAGGTCGCTGTGTCCTACATTGCCCTGTACAAATATCGGATTGACACCAGAGGCTAGCAGTAAGGAAATATAAGTGTTTCGGGCAAAGTGCCAGCTGATAATGCTGCAGAGTGGCACCATTTCTTTTATTGTTTCAGTGCCCTTTATCGTCACCATCTCAATCTTGCGCTGTAGGCCCATTTCAGCGAATTAAGGCGCAACTCATTCTTTAATTGTTTTATCTCTTCGCGTAGGCTATCGGCCTCTGTAGTGGCGCTTTGTGGCCTATTGTAGCTAGGGCTGCCCTCGTGTACTAATCCACTGATTTCTGCTGTAGGCTCTTTGCCAAACAACAACCAATCGGCAGTAATGTTGTATTTACTGCAAATTGTGGTTAGATTTTCCAACCCCGGATTGTCGCGGCCTGTTTCCCAGTGGGCTATCAAAACCTTTTTTATTCCCAAATCGTCTGCAAATTCCTGTTGCGTTAGGGATTTAGATGCCCTTATCGTTTTTATTCTGTCTTTGATTTCCATAATGTTAAATATTAATGAAATAAATGTTTATAAATTTCAATTAAAAAGGTTGGAAATTTCAATCACCGCTATTACTTTTGCTAAAGACAAACAGAGATAATACATCACCAATACAACACCAAAACAGCAAAGGTATGAAAAAAGGAATAAAACTGAGTGTGCGGTCGAGAGTAAAACTGACGGAGCAAGAGCTTGAAGAATTGACCGCTTTTTGTGACGACAGCAGCAACGCTCCTTGGGCCACCATCTACAACAACATAAATGTAAAAAAAGAAACTATCGAAGGGCTTATTAAAAGCAAAGGCGGCGAGCTAAGGGTGGTAATGAAGGTGCGCGATTTTCTTAAAGGACTCAAAGAAATAGCCGAAGCCAACTAAACAATAAAAAACTTTCACCCTCAATAAAACAAACATCCTCACAATGCGTACACTCAAATCTATCGGTCCACAAGACGCAATACACTGCCCTACGGTGGAGCAGTACACAGACATCCGCTCGCAAATAATGCTAGCCGGTTGGGCTAATATCCCTAAGCACGAGGCTTGGACGGATAACAAGCAGTACACCTGTATCCTGCACGATGGCAAAGTAACCTATCTGGGCTACTGCCAGCACAAAAAGCTCAACATCGTAACGGCAGCCGAGTTGATAGCCTTATCGGAGCCCGACTGGGATTATGAGGATAAAAACCTATGTAACGATACCGAAACAATGCTTGAATATGTGTTTTTGGGTATTGCAACAGTGGCAATATCTATAAGCAACGGATGGGCGGCTGTAAAGAAAATTTTTACTCGTGGACGTAAAATCAACTTATAAGTTTATATGAGCACTGTATTCCAACCCACAGCCCTCTACCAGTTTAGCGGTACACAGCTACAGCAGCTGATAGACGAGATAGTAAGCCGTATCAAGGTAGAGCCTAATGCCACACCGCTCTTTGTCGAGATGAATAACCGACAAGTGCGCCAACACCTCTGCAGCAAAGGCTACCGTGCCAAGTCGCCAGCCGCTATCAAAAAAGTGTTGGCCGAGCATAATATCAAACCATTTCGGCGCGGGAATGAAAATTGGTACCCTAGCGAGCAAGTCTTTAAGATACCAGCAAAAACAAGCCTTTAAATTTTTTTCAACAATAGCCTCTCAGCCACAATGGATAACAAAGACAAAGCAGTAAGCAGCACCGAGCAGCAGCCACAAAAGATTAGCTACACCATCGCCCCCAACAACGAGCTGCGTGTGCGCTACGTTAATCAAGATATAATGCGGCGCTTGTTCAACGTAGCCCACAAAAACGGCTGTACCGCTACTCAGTTGGTCAAGATGCACCTCAAAGACATACTGGCGCTATACCCACCCGAGTATCAAAACGAACAGCTTTAAGCCTAAAACCTTTCCACAATCCACTTTTTTAAAACATCAATGCAAAATGAAATCAATCAGCCTACACAAAAATGCCTTCGGGGCGACTGTCGTATCGTCGATTTTATCTATTGGCACTGCCTTACGTGCGGCGCTTTCGAAGGCGAAGAGCGAAGAGCACCCCTACAACATCAACGAGATAGTACAGATGGACAGCCCACGGATGCAAAGGGCCCTACAACTCGTGTCGATGATCAACAACTGTAAGGACGAGATAGACATCAAAATGGTGGAGTCGCTTATCCTATACTTTGAAAAAGACCACCCCGAGCCCAACCCGCTGATGGCTTTCCTCCGCAACAAAGCCTGGGATGTAATGGCCTGCGCCCACATCAATGCCCAAAACCTTAAGGCAATGCGCACAAGGCAAGAAATTCAAGACATCAAATCTCAAAACACATCAAAATAAAACTTTTCCTACAATGAAAAAGCTCAAAAACTACTTTACCGCTATCGTTACGGCTAT